TCCTGGATAGTTTTATCAACGTTAGATTTTATAATATTTACAAGAGTTTCATTATCTTTATCGATATAATAATCAAAATCTATAGAATAGTTGATTTTATTTGGCTCCTTGATATTAACATTATCAGTTAAAGGACGGACATTTTCTTCATTAAGCACTGCCTTTACTTTTTCCTTAAGTTCCTGACTTACTGTACCTGTGTCAGTCCAAATATACACATCTACATTAGTAGCACTTGGCGAATGGACTTTGACATCAATAATATTTGTACTTGCCGTCTTACTCCAGAAGGTATAAGCTCCTGAACTCCCAGCTGTGGTAAAGCTTTCAGGAATTTCCCTTATCCTTTCCCTGTAGCTTTCGTCCACTTCTTCATTTGTTCCCGAATTGCTTTCCGTGATATTTTCTACTTTTGAATAATTCGGATAAATGTCCACCATGTCTTTTATCTGTCCAACTGGAATACCATTTCCAATGGTTCCTACTTTATTACATGTAGCTTTTCCGTCCACAGACAGATTTCCTTTCAATATTTTGTATTCCTCATTTGTTTCAAAATAAAGCTCATTGTAACGTATTCTTGACCCCTTTGGGATAACTATATCAGTTGCCTGTATCGAAGATATATAAAATCTGAAAGTTGCTATTGCTGGTTGTTCTACCAGCCTTTTCCCTCTGTTCCCATATATTTCTCCTTTCAGGTCAAGCCTTTCATTTCTGGCATATCTCAAATAGTTCTGCTTAATGTCATCATTATATTTCTCTTCCAGCAAAGCTAACTGATAAGCAACTGTACTGAAAATTAATGTCTCAGGACTTGCTTCAGTCAAAGTTCTTCCGCTCAGTTCCTGGAATTTATTAATCATATCTCTTTTTATTTCCCAAGCATCCGAATCTATTACTTCATAATCTTCAAAATCACTCAATCTCTATCACCTCGATTCCCAGTGTAATTTCAAACTCATTCCTGTACTTATCTTTCATTATTATTTGTGTAGTTTTAAGTAATGCCCTTGGCTCGTACTTTCGGAATGTTTCAAGCAACTGAGCCATTATTTTATTTTCAACTACATTTATATTTTTATCTATTAAATCACTATCAAAACTAAAATCACGGTTGAGTGGCTGTTCTTCCTTGTATACTCGTAATAGCATTCCAACATTAGTTGTAACCTCTTCAACCAAATTTTTAGGAGCATAATTAATTTCCTGATCTGATGTCACATATATCATCTTAAATACCTCCTAGATAATTTCTGATTACATTAAGTAATATCTGTCTGTCAGCTTCAGACTTCATACTCTTACTGTACTCTGTCATTTCTTTTATCTTGTCAGCTGTTATCATTCCAGTTCTTATAAGATTCATGAATTCATGTACTTTGTAATCTTTTTTTATCTGTTCAAGTTTATCTAATATTTCATCCTTTTTCTTTTCTATTTTTTCCAATGTTTTATTTATCTTCTCAGTTGCCTTATTTATATTATTTTTCAGCTGATCTAATTTTGTTTTCTGTTCTTCCTGAACATTTTCAACTTCCGCTTCTGTGAGTTTTTCCTGTTCCTTCTTCTGAGCTTTTAACTGCTCTATTATCTGATTATATAACTTAGGATTATCTATATACTCTTTCAGCGTCAGTTCTACATTTATAACATCAAAGCTGGAAGTCTTTTTATTAAAATATGAGTTTTTTTCATTCATATCCATTATTAAAAACGGAAACGCTCCAAATGTTTGTCCACCGAGAGTTAAATAAGCATATTCTCCAAACTCCCACATGGTTTTTATCTTATCAAATTCTTCAACTGGGGAAGAATCAGGCAATAATGTTGAAACTAAAGAAATTCCAAAACTTATTTCTATCAGTTCTCTTCCCTGATGTCTTACCATACCTGGACCATATATTGCATTATGCTCAGATATTTTGCTTTTATATGTCCTTGACAGTTCATTATTGATTGAAGATACTTTTTTATCAGATACTTCAAATATTACATCTCCAAGACTTCCTATCATTGCGGACCTCCTGTCTTATCTCCGCCGGCAGTAACTCCATCATGTTTATGAGTATTAAGATTGATATTTCCTCCTGTTACAGTTGTTCCGAACACAGTCAAGTCCCCATTGATTTCAGTATTAGCATTAATCACAACTTTTGAAACTGGATTTAATGTCAGCACTCCATTGTCATAACTATAAAATCCACCATCAGAAAATGTCCTTTTTACTTCATTTTCATTAGCAGAACTATTCCGCATTGGACATCCAAGCACTACTCCCTGTTCCATCATTTCTGGAAAAAATAAACAGTACACAGTCTGTCCGATTGAAAGCATATAGTTATCAGAATGACTTTCAGAAAAAGGAACTAAAATGTTAAGCCAGTCACTTGTTTTATTGTCACCTGCAGAAAATAAAACTCTTACTTTTCCTGTCTTATAATCTATTGCACTTACTTCTCCAGCTTTTAATATTTCTAACATTGCCCAGCTCCTTTCTTTTTGTTAATTTCTACCTGCTCATTTTTCTATTAGTTGGATTATTTTTATTACTTGATTTATTACTTGCCTTATTATTTTTACTGTTCTTATTACTGTTACTTTTCTTATTATTTTTACTAGATTTTTTAGCAGCTTTTTTTCTTTCTTTTTCTGCTTCTTTTTTCTTTTGTTCTTCTTTAGTTTGAGCTATTGCTTTTTTCTCTGCATTTTCTCTCGCACCTAATTTCATTGCTGTAATTTCGCAAGTATAATCACCACTTATTTCGTGCGTTACCTTGTCAATTACATATTTACCCTCAAATTTACCCCAGCTTTCGTCTAGCTCAATTATCATTCCAGCCATGTATTTAGTGCTTCCATCAACTGTTAAAGTTACTTGATATTCCTGTTTCAGATTTTCCTTTAAAGTTTTTTTGGCCACTTTCTTCGGATCTGATTTTCCTTTAGTTTTTATTTTGTGTACCTTTTCTTTTTTATTTCTTTTCTCTTTCTTATCCGCTTTTTCTTTAAGTTTTGCTTTAGCTTTTTTATATCCGGAAGACTTTTTCCCATTCTGTTTTTTATATTCTGCATAAGAAATATCAGGCATCAGTTTTCACCTCGTTCCGTTTTTCGAGTTCTTCTTTAGTCATTGTTTCTCTGATTAATTTTTTCTTGTCAGGATCATAATATGACACTTCCACTTTGTCATATATTCCTTTATTTTTCTTTTTCAAGCTAAAACTACGGATTCGGCTATCTCTAATATTAAATTTTTCAATCGTTTCATTATCTTTTATATTGTCATCATCAAAAATAATAATAGTATCATCAGATATTTTCATACTTAGTCCAGTTTCTTTAATGACTCTATCTATAAAAGCTAAATCAGTTTCATTCTCCTGATCAAGTCTTTTATAGTATTCATTATCTGCATGAATTTCTACATTCATTTGATGTAGTACTGCTATCTGATTAACAAGCTCTTTTAAAGTTATTTTTTCCCAAGCTTTAGTATTTTTCTGATCACGTATATTTCCATCCAAAGGAATAGCTATACACTTAAGGTTAAGTCTGTCATTGTCAAAAGTCGGTTCATCAATATAAAATGTTCCTATATCCAAAAAACTTCCGTCTTTTCCATTATCCTCGTATATTCCGACTATTAACTGAGCATTTTCGTCCGGATACCATTCCTTCAACCAACGATAATCCATGTTTTCCAGTTCCAATTCTAAGTCATCTATGGCATTTTTAGAATTATCTGTGTAGTTAAGAGAAGAAATGGAATGAGCTATATCTTCAGATATATCCACTCCGTTAAATATAACTATTACCTTTATTCCTCTAGCCAGCATTATTTTCCTCTTTTCCAAGGTGGCAGTTTGTTTTCTTCAATTTCCTGTTCCAGTTCTTCGATAAAATCAGGAATAATAACAGGAATGTCA